TTTTACACTTTATATATTTATACCTTTTTATCTTTTCAAAAAGGATTTCATTTTTTTTATTCTTTTACTCTTTTAAACGTTTCACTTCTTTTTTATAATATTTTTATCACTTTTTAATATTATAATCGTACTTTTCTACATTTCTATCATATTCTTTTATAAATTCCTCTTTATCTTCTGTAAACGTTAAATAACCATATTTATGTGTGTTGTCAATATATTGTGGAATATTATTCTTTCTTAGCGTTTCACTAAATATTACATATTCATATCTACCACTATTGTCAATATAGTTAACTAATGATAAATATTTGTATGGTATTAAATATAAGCAATGAACACAACAAACCCTAATTATTCCTGTAATATCATTATTTAAAATAGACCAGTAATTATTATTTATTGTATAATGACCATTTTCAGTTACACTATAGTGATAATTAGAATAATCAGAGTTATTACCTGTTATGTTTTTAGAATACTTTACATTTTCGTTAAATCCAGTTCGTAACATTGGAGATATCACGCCAATATCTTTATTTTTAAATATTTTTTCAATTGTAGTAGGAATAATAAAATTATCACAATCTACTACAAAATAATGCGCTTTCAATCTTAATGCATAATCAATAGAATCTTGCCTGATTTTTCCTAATATATTAAATCTGAATGAATCCCAATCGTGATTTGAATATTTTTTTAAAGATTCTGATATACTTTTATTATCAAAATAAACTGATGCGTACTCTTTACCATATTTCTCTATAAATTCATTCAATATTAACTCTGTATTATCTGTATTATCATTTGTACGAATATATAAATGTATGTATTTTTTATTGTATGTTTGATTATAAATACAATTTAAATAAAAAGGTAAAACTGCTTCTTTATCCTTAGCAAGAATAGCAAGTACTATATATGAATCAGAATCATAAACTAAGTTGTCTTCTTCAATATTCGGTAAATAAATATCCATAAAATTACTTACGTTATAAATCTCATATTTATTTACTAACTCTTTATCAATTTTATACTTTTTATTATTTATTAACGTTAAATATTTTCGCCATTTATTTACAAATGATATATCTTTATTTTTTTCAATATAACAACGTAAATTAGCTACTAAATATCCAATCCACCATTCTCCTGCATCTACATATTCTTTTGTAAAAATTATATCATACATTTTTAAACCAATCTCATATTTTTGTAATCTTTCACATACTATAATCATATAGTAAGGTAAAAAAAATGAATAATCACATTCCCAAACAAATAATTTATTTGAAAAATTATCATTTATATAATTATTTTCGTAATAATTTTGAATTAAAGTATAAAATGAATATGCTACTTCATTATGATTATATATACAATAATGTTTTATTAAATGATAAATGCATTCTACTCGTTCCGGGTCATATTTATAAGATTGTATTAAATAATATACAGATTGTTCAATGCAATTTTTCATATCATATAATTTATATATATTTAAACAAGATACATATTTTTCTTGATCCCAATTATTTAACTTTAATGTATTTTTGTACCATTTTATTGCATTATCAATATCATTTGCATCTCTATAGCTATTCGCACAATAAAATGAGTATCTCATATAAATACTATCTCCGTTTGTTAATGCAGTTTCATATGCTTTTTCTAATAATATCGCATCTTTTATATACTTATCATTAGATTTGCTTCTATTTCCGCTTTTTCCTGAAATTATATAATAATCTCCAGATAAATGAGTTGTTGTATTTTGATCTAAACATTCAATGTATTCGTGTAACACGCCTACATATTTCCACCTTTTATTATTATTTACTAGTTGTATTCTTGTATATTTAACCGAGTCTCCAATATTTAAAAAGTAAGCATCATATTCAAAAATATTTTCTGGGAAATTTAAATTTCCAACAATTTCATCATCAGCATCAAAAACTAATAAATAATCTGTTTTGCCCATTGCTTTCTCTAACGCTAAAGTTCTATTATTACCAAAGTCACTCCATTCATCTACGTATATCTCTCCGTTTATTTTCTTCTCAATAAAAAATGTTTGAATTAATTCTATTGTATTATCGGTTGATCCAGTATCACATATTACCCAATAATCAATTTGTATTTTTGAACATAATTTTTTTAATGTATCTACAATAATATGAGATTCATCTTTTACTATCATATTCAAACAAAGCGTAAAATTTTTCTTATTATAGTTTTCACTCATATTTTATTTATAAATATATAAATATATTTATTTACATATTTATTTACATATTTATAATTTATAAATTTTTAGATGAATATATATTTTAGTAAAAAAAATAAAAATTGAAATATTTGTAATTGTTAATTTAAAAGTAATCATATTATTAAATCAACATATTTTAAATAAATATACAAATGGGGTCTGGTCTTAGTCAAACACAAGAGGAAATGGTTGCTAATATAAATGCTGATTTTGATAATGAGTTACAACAAAAAATAAAAACATTGCAAGCGTCTGGCGTTTGCGATCCAAGATATATAGGATATGCTATTTATTTATTAAAGGCTGAGGCTGAAGAAAAAAAGCGACAAATAGAATTATTTAATAAAGGAAAAAAAATTAATGGTGATCCGATTTTAAAAAATTAATAAAATAAAACTATCCAAAAACATTTTCAAAAGAATACAAAATATACAAATATCCATCTTCATCTTTATATTGGTCATATATACTAGAAATAAAACTCGCACTTGATGGAATAAAACCATTTATAAAAAGAAAAAGAGCTTTATCGCTACCGATCTTTAGCCTTTTTCTTATTACATATAAAAATTGTCCTACTGTTAAATCATTAGGAACTAAATATTTATTCTTGTCTATTTCTGGAGTATTTTTAGATTTTATGTTTTTTTCACAAATTATAGGAATTCTATCTGGGTATTTTTCTAAAACTCTATTTACTTCATCTTTTCTCTCTTGTAAAGAAATTTTATTTTTGTAACTCATTTACTATTTTAATATAATATAAATTTAAATTTAAATATATATTTTTATTCTAACTATAAATGATTTTTCAAAGAATTTTGCTAATTTTATTTTTTTTAAACTATAATTATTACACTTATAGTTATTCAATAAAAAATAGTTTTATTAAAAGAAGTGACTTCTTTATGAAAAAAGATAAAATCAAACAAAGCCATCTGTATACCTTATATAAACCTAAAAATTTAAATCAGGAGAAATATCAAAGACTTTTAAACACAGATTCAAATAATATTATTATTGCCGTTGGGCCAGCAGGTACAGGTAAAACTATGTTTGCTTGTTTAAAGGCAATTCAATTATTAAAATCAGGAGATATAAATAAAATAATAATTACACGTCCTGTAGTAACAGTTGAAGAAGATATTGGTTTTTTACCAGGAAATGTTTTAAAAAAAATGGATCCTTGGACTAGACCAATATTTGATTTATTTTTAGAATATTATTCAAAAACTGAATTGGATTGTTTGTTATATAGTAATGTCATTGAAGTTTGCCCATTAGCTTTTATGAGGGGGAGAACGTTTAAAAATTCATTTATTATTGCAGATGAAATGCAAAATAGTTCACCGAATCAAATGAAAATGTTAACTACACGCATAGGAATAAATACCAGAATGGTAATAACAGGGGATTTAATGCAAAGTGATATTATAAAAAATAATGGGTTAAACGATGTTATTAATAAAATTAAAACATTTGAAAAATACAATTGTTTTTATGAAAACACTACAAGTTTAATAAATATTGTAGAATTTGAATCAACAGACATAGAGAGAAGTGAAATCGTTAAAAACATAATTGATATTTATGATTTTAAACTAAATAATGATTTGCAAACACAAAATAATGGTGGTTTAAATGAAAATACCAACAATAAAACAATGAACAATATTATTCATAAAAACCCTACCAAATCTAAATTAATTGAAAATATTAAAATAAATGATGATAAAAGTAATTCCGACGCTGCTTTAATGCCAAAACATCATTTATAAAATAAAATTGAAAAGTATTTAATATTTTATTAAAATTAACAAAATAACAAAATAAAATATTACAATTAACTTGTAAAATGGGATCTGGATTAACACACGAATTACAGGATATTAAAGATACTGTTACAATCAATGGTGTAATTCTACCAGTTAATGGTACACTTTATAAAATACGAACCGAATCTGAATATGATTCTGATTACGATTCTAAAGATTCTTCTGGATTTAGATGCAAATGTACCTGTGTATTTTGTAGTAGGTATGAAAATTTAATACCATATGAAATTGAATTAGCATTACCTTGTTTTAAATGTATAGAAAAATTAAAAAATAAAACGTACAATACAAAATATGCAGAGGGATTATATAGAGATATTAGAGAGTTAGGAATTGATGTTTTAATTGGTACAAAAATGGGTTGGATGACAGAATCAGATGGTATTGCTTATGCAAAATCAAAAAATATTAGTTTAATTGAATTTAAAAATTCATTTAATATACTCAAAAAATACGGCATTTTCCTTTCACATAAAAAATAATTTATAATAAATTTACTTTATTATAAATTTTATCCAAACATTTCACGCATCTCACCATAAGTCATCGTCCTACCCGTTTGTTTTATAAATTCTTCTTCACTTTTTTTTATTATTGTATATAAATCTTGTGTAATATTTGCATTTTTATTTGTTAATAATATTTTTTCAGATTGTTTCATTGCAGCTATTTCTAGCTCTTTCTTTACTGTATTAATATCTGTAGTTTTATCCATAGTTAAATAGATAAATAATTTTTATATTATTTACAAATATATATTCATTATTCAATATAAACACGGTCTTTTTCTTTACAATAAAATATAATACTTATAATAAATTTTATAAGTATTGTTACAAATAAATAATTAAAAACAAAATTTGAACAAGTTGTATTTACGAATAATTTACTCCAAAATATTAACAGCCCAATTAGGTTCCAAATTATTAAAAAGAATTTTAAAATAAGTTGTATTATATCTAATATAAATAAATATATAAATTTTGTATTAACTACGGGTTGATAATATGAATCTAAATGAAAACATATAATGTATAAATTATATAAAAATAATAGTATGTTTATATAACCACACGTGAATAGATAATCTTTCATATTTACATTTAGTTGTTCAGGACAAATATACACACAACTATTATCGGTATAACCTACGACTAAATCTCCAATTGTAATTGGTAATGTTACAAATGCAATAATAGCAGTCAAAAACGTTTTCACACATTTTGTGTTAACAATAATTTCTATTTCTTCTGATTGTATGTTTGAGGTTTCTATAATATTACCAATTTCAATATCAGATGTGTATGGAGTTTCTTCAGTTGTTTTCCTCATACTATATTTTTCAAATAAATATTAAAATATGTGAATTAATTGTTTATCTATTTCAATATATTTATTTTCGGTATCAATTTTTTTATTATCTGATATAAACTTTTCATCTTTGTCTTTTTCCAAATTATTTTTATATTTTTTTTTTATTAAAAAGAATCGTTTGAATTTTTTTACACCTTCAAGAGTGTAACCATCACTTTTTCTAATAGGTTCCATTTTATAATTATAAACATTCAATATTTGTCTAACAAGATTTAATAAAGGCCATTTTTGTACTTTGTCAGCATTTTTTTGTAAACTTGTCATAAAAGAAGAACTATATTTTTTCTTAAGTTCAGGAATAATTTTCTTAATTTCATCATACTTTGCATCAGATATTAATTGTTCTCTCTCTATTATTAATCCACTAATCTGAGTTAAATCATCGGCATTTAATCCAACTAGTTTCAAAACGTGTTTGCTTTCTTCGTCCATAATTACTGATAAAAAATAATTTAATAAAATAATTTAAACATAAATGAATAAATAAACTATATTATGACTACAGCAATTGGTATTGACTTAGGAACTACATATTCTTGTGTAGGAGTATGGGTAAATGATCACGTTGAAATTATAGCTAACGATCAAGGAAACCGAACGACTCCTTCATATGTTTCATTTACAAAAGAGGAAAGATTAATTGGAGATGCAGCTAAATCAAGTGTAAATCAAAATCCTCAAAATACGGTATTTGATGCTAAACGTTTAATAGGTCAAAGTTTTAACGATCCAAATGTTCAGTCAGATATGAAACATTTTACATATAATGTAATTAATAAAGACAATAAACCTTATATTGAGGTGGAATATAAAGGTGAAACCAAGACTTTTGCTCCAGAAGAAATAAGTTCAATGGTTTTAATAAAGATGAAAGAAATAGCAGAATCATTTCTGGGAACTACTGTTACAGATGCAGTTATAACAGTTCCTGCATATTTTAACGACTCCCAAAGGCAAGCTACAAAAGATGCAGGCGTAATTGCTGGTCTAAATGTGTTGAGAATTATTAATGAGCCAACAGCTGCGGCAATTGCATATGGTCTTGATAAAAAATATTCTAGCGAAAGAAATGTTCTTATTTTTGATTGTGGAGGCGGAACATTTGATGTTTCTATTTTAACGATTGATGATTCTATTTTTGAAGTTAAAGCAACTGCAGGAGATACACATTTAGGGGGAGAAGATTTTGATAGTAAATTAGTGGAACATTTTACGGAAGAATTTAAAAGAAAGTATAAAAAGGATTTATCAGATAATAAGAAGTCACTTAGACGATTAAGAAGTGCGTGTGAAAGTGCAAAACGTTCATTGTCTTCTGCTAATGTAGCAAACATTGAAATTGATAGTTTATATGAAGGAATTGATTTTGCAAGTACTATAACAAGAGCAAAATTTGAAATGTTATGTGATTCTTTATTTCGTAAGACTATGTTACCTGTAGAACAAGTATTACGTGATTCTAAATTGTCAAAATCTGATATCCACGAAGTAGTGCTTGTAGGTGGAAGTACAAGAATTCCAAAGATTCAACAATTATTAACTGATTTTTTCAATGGTAAAGAACTATGTAAATCTATTAACCCTGATGAGTGTGTTGCTTATGGAGCAGCAGTTCAAGCAGCTGTTTTAACTGGATCAACAGACAAGAAAATATCTGATTTGCTTTTGTTAGATGTATGTCCTTTAAGTTTAGGTTTAGAAACAGCTGGAGGTGTAATGACTAAGCTAATCAATCGCAATAGTACCATACCAGTTAAAAAATCACAAACATTTTCCACTTATGCAGATAATCAACCTGGTGTGTTAATTCAAGTTTTTGAGGGTGAACGTGCTCTTACAAAGGATAATACAATGCTAGGTAAATTTCAGTTAGAAGGTATTCCTCCAATGCCCAGAGGAGTCCCTCAAATTGAAGTTTCATTTGATATTGATTCAAATGGAATTTTAAATGTTTCTGCATCAGAAAAATCTACTGGTAAAAGCAATAATATTGTTATTACTAATGATAAAGGACGTCTCAGCAAAGAAGATATTGAACGAATGATTGATGAAGCTGAAAAATATAAAAACGAAGATAATGAATTACGTGAAAAAATTGAAGCTAAAAATAGTTTGGAAGGATACCTATATCAAATTAAGAGTATGTTAACTGATGATAAAAATGAGATTTCAAATAAATTAGGTGAAAAAGAAAAGAAAATAATAAATGATAAGATATCAGAAATAGAAGATTGGACTCAAAATTCCAGTTATAGTAAAGAAGAATATAAATCTAAGCAAACTGAGTTAGAGGAATTATTTTCCACTCTAACTAAATCTCAATCATCAAGTAATTTTCAAAATGATGCACCTAATACTTCACAAAATAATGAAACTAATGAAAATAAAGATGACAATTACGAACCAAAAATTGAAGAAATAGATTAATACATTATACATATTTTGTTATTAGGTCACTTATATCTTTAGGAAAATCTAGTTTTAACAAAGTGTATTCTTTATTATTTACGTTATAACAATAAGTAAATGTATCAAAATCTGTTTTTTGTGGTATTTTAAATTCCTTAAAAAATTCATCATTTACTCCTTTTTTATCTCCATTGTATTCTAAGTATAAATAGAATCTTTTACCATTTGATAACGGTTTATTTGATATTATCATAAAACTATACCCAATATCTTTTTGTGTTAAATCAGAGAATTCCGCCATTCCAATAATTATTAATGTATATAAGTTACTAATAATTATTTCATTTTTTTATAAATTTTCAAATATTAAACAATGCTTTAAATATAAAATTCCGGAATGCTGTAATGATCTCCAGTTTTAACATATTTTGCAATTATTTTAGGGTTGTGTTTATTACTAATTATGTCTTCAGCTTGATAAACATTATTATTACTATCAATATAATATATAATACCTTGAATTTCCTGAACCCATACTTCCACTTTTTGTGTTGTACTTTTTGTTTCATTTTGTGAATCTATTATACCGTGTGGTGTACCTTTTATATGAGTACCGCAAAATTCACACCCATCTTTCTTTCTTCTAGTACATTGTTCATTAGTAGCTCTTTTTGCACAACATCTATCAAATATTGGTACAAAATTCTTTACTCTCTTGCGCTTTTGAAAATCTTCTTTATTTAAAGTAAGTCTATCATAATCAAATATATATTGAAGTAATTGATTCGTCTGCTCATTTTGTTTTAATCCTAGTTGCATAGCTTTCTCTCTTATACCATTTTTAAAGCTTGTAGTATAAGTTTCTAATTTCTTATTTAAACGTTTTTCCATTTCTTTATATGATATTACAATTATATATATAATTATCTTTAGTTCAATTTTTTTATATATTAAAAACCAATTTAAAGACATTCATACTATGTTTTTGGATAATCATTTGGTAATATTAATATTGAGATTATAATAAAAATATAAAATAAAATATACACACCATATACGTCTTCTCCTACTCCATAAAACTTTAACATTTGAGTTATACTATAAAAAAATATTATTGAAATGCCTATTAAAGTAATTGGATTCATCTAATATAATATTATTTTAGATTATTAAAATAATATTAAATATTATTTGTAATAAAAATTTTACTACATAATAACATAATTTGTATTTTCATCGTATGTATCCTTAAGATATTTTTTGTTTATATAATGATAACTTAATGGTGTTTGTTGATTGTAATCTTTAATAACTATCAAAGGTGAATTTTTTACAAGAGTACCGTTATCTAATTCAATTTTACCCAAATACACACTATCATACTCTTCCCTCCATTTACCATCGTGATCAGATATTCTTACAGTTAATCTTTCATAATTTACATCTAAATTATTATCTTTTAATCTATCATATTTTGTAGAAGATATATCCAAATACTCGTTTTGAAAATTGTCTGCTATTTTCGTTTTATTTAAAAACAACGCAAATCTAACTATTCCACCTTTTATATATCTACCTTTATCATTATCCGTTAATAATTTCCCGTGTCTAAATTCAGGGGTTTCATTTTCTGACCAACCACCCTGTTTTATAGCATTTTGATAATTTGTAAAATAATAAGAAGGTCCTAAAATCGCATTTTTATCTTTTGCAGAAACACCAAAAATATACGTAAAATTTAACATCTTTTCATTTATACCAACATATCCCACTATTGGTAGTGAATATTTTTCTTGATTTTTATCAAACAAAAAACAAAATTCCTTATTTATTGTAAACAATTCGGTTACTCTTCTATCAACAGCAAAATTACATACATTATTAGTATTAACAATTTCATCTATTAAAGCAAACCATATATTATTTTCCCTATAAATATCATTAATGTTTAGATTACAATTGGTTAAATTTAAAAATATATATACTTCATTATCATAAATAAAAGAACCATTATAAACAATATTTTCTAAAAAACTTTCATTATTTTCTAATAAAAGAAGATTATATAAGTAATTTTCAGCATACTGTACAATAGAATATGTATTTATATCATTAAAAACAGGCATACAAGGAAATTGTAATGTCTCATCCTTATATTGTTTTACTAACAAATATTTTAAAAATGGTAATAATCCATCATTTACAATTTGATAACTGCATATATAAATATTGTTTGGTTTATTTATTGTCAAATAATAGTCTATATCTTTTTCCAAATTATTTACTGAATGATAATTATAATAATTTGGTTCAACTGGAGTATATTTTTCAGAATCGTCCATTATTATAATTATAATAGTGTTATTTATTTAACTATTTATCTATTTAGATATTATTTATCTATCCTTCTTTTAATAGTTTCTTTTATTTGTTCGTCACGACTATCCAATACGTGTTTTGTAAGTTCTTCTGCAGATTTAGGATCATTTTTATAATAATTTTGTAAAGCTGACAAAAGTGTTTTACCATTTATAGGTTTTTTAACTGTACTTTTTTTATAAACTAATGCACCACCATTAATATCAAAACAGTCAATTGTATTATTCTTCATAGTTGTTACTAATGTTTCTGTTAATAATTTCTTTTTATTATTTCTCTCTTTTATTTCTGTTTTTAATTGTGTAATTTCAGTGTCCATTTTAATCCATTCTTTAATATTATTTACTAGTTGTTCTTTTGTTTCCATATAATAATAAATAGTTACATTAAAATATTTATATAGTTTTATATATTTAACATATTCAATATATTATATAAAAATGTATTCTAATCAATTGAATTCGTAGATACAGATTTGTTATGTCTCTTGCATAACATAGTATCTTTATCTGATATATTGCATCCACATTTTTCACCTTTTTTTGGTCCAGATTTTATGATTTGAATACATTTATTTATAGAAGTGTTTGAATCTATATTATTCCCGGAATTATCAATTATAGATGGTCCTAATACTACATTTTGTTGATCTAATATTTGAGTTTTTATATATAATAACTTATCTAATTTATTAGTCGTATATTTGCTTTTAGATAATAACTTAGCTTGTTTCGCTTCTTCTTTAGCCAATAACTTAGCTTGTTTCGCTTCTTCTTTAGCCAATAACTTAGCTTGTTTCGCGTCTTCTTTAGCCAATAACTTAGATTGTTTCGCTTGTTCTTTAGCCAATAACTTAGCTTGTTTCGCTTCTTCTTTAGCTTTATCAATTATATCTTGTTTATATTTTTGTATTTGTGCTTTCTTGTGAATCCAGCAATAATATTTGGTATCATTATAAATTTTAATTTTTTTAATATTGTTATAATTAATTTGTGTTCCGTATTTATTACATTTAAAATGTTTACAATTCATATTGTAATTATTTATCGTATCATTGGTTAATTCAATAGTTGGTAACTCGGGATTAAAATTAGGGTTTTCTAACAAATATTCACACGGCTTATAATAAGAATCTGAGTATGAGCTAGGATAGTTTGATGTATAAGTACCATCATTAAAATTCACTCCTTTAACCTTTTCTACTCCTAATTCTTCGTAATAAGGTAACAAATATGCTTGTTTTTTCCTACAATAAGGACATCTTATCTCATTTTGTTTTAATGTACTACTAGACGACTCTAAATTATTAAACTTACGTTTGTGATTAATAAGATCTTTATATAAAGGTAAATAATTAAACTTATGACCACAAAGCATTTCAACATATTTATCTTGTAATTGTTCATTTGTTATTAAACATTTATTATTATCCTCGTCTGTTTTTTGATTACTTTCTTCAGTGTCAAGAGATTTGTATAATTCAGAATAAAAATCTATATTTCCTTCTATATTATATTTTTTCATATTATTTAATTTATTTGTAAAATATCTTTATATTTTTTATATTGTTACTTATATGTCACCGCCAGAAATTTGGGGTCCTGCTATATGGAAACTTTTCCATACATTAGCAGAAAATGTAAACGATTTACAATATAACTATATAGGCAAATCATTATTTTATCAAATAGTAAGAATATGTCAATATTTACCTTGTCCAGATTGTTCAAAAGATGCTACTAATTTTTTATCAAAAACTAATATTGATAATTTAAAAACAAAACTAGATTTGAAAAATATGTTATATTTATTTCATAATTATGTTAATTTAAAAAAACGCAAACCATTATTTAGTTATTCAAATTTAGAAATTTATGCTAATTATAATTTAGGATTAGTTATTAATAATTTTATTAGCGTTTATAATACAAAAGGTAATATGAAATTACTTTCAGAGTCATTTCAAAGACAATTTGTAATAAAAGATTTTAAAATATGGATTAATAATAACATAAAATATTTTATTAAATATACACAACCTACATTAACTACAAATATTACTTCTCAAAACTCTAATGTTATTGAAACAGAGGTTGAAGTATCTGACAATATAGAGTATACAGTTGATTGTAATAAAAGTATTTGTGAAAGTCTAGATAAACAAACTCAAACAGATTTTTCTGAAATATAATAAAATAATAAAATAATAAAATAATTATTTTACTTTATTATTTTATACAGAGCCTATTAACTCCCCATTTTTAAAAACATTGCATTTAAATGTCTGTTTCTTAGGCATTGAACATATTTCTTTATTACTTGAAACTTCATTAAAAAATAAATATTTACCCGATCCTCCAGCATACATCATAGTAACTATAAACGCAGAAGACGCTAATCCTAATAAAACATTTAAAAATAAATCGCCTGTTTGAATTGTACATTTTTTATAAATTTTAATAAACATATCTAAAAAGAAATAAACGAGTAATCCAGAAAAAACCCAAAAATTAAGTGCACCGTTACTAAACATAGGTAATGATAAATACATTATTGTAAATGCAAAAACAAATGCACTAAATGTAGGATTTCCATATTTACTATATTGAACAGAAGTACAAATTGTTCCGTCACTAACAATAGGAGTTGACCCACTCATTGAATACACAAAACTTCTAACTACACATATTCCTATTAAAAATGCTAAATAAATTAATCCTTTAAAGTTTTGAAATACAAATGATAATGAAACCATACATACTGCAAGAATTATAGGAGAATAAAAAGATAGCCATACAATAATATTAAATGGTTGAAATAATTTAAGAGGTGTATTTGATATACCTCCTGATACACTACTAGAATTTATTTGATTACTCATATAATAATAATTTATTTTATTATTATTTATTCTTTCTCTAAAATTAATTCTAATACATCCTCTATTTTGTCAATAGCGTGAAATTTTATACCCTTTATAATATCAGAATTATTATATTTTTTCATAATTTTATCAAAATCTCGTTTATTTTCAACTGGAAAAATAAACTCTTTTATTCCTGCTGGTATAGAATGTATTATTTTTTCTTGCAAACCACCAATTTCAGTAAGACAATAATCAAAACTAGTTTCACCTGTTATTCCAAAATAATATTTTATTTTAACATTATTTAATAAACTATAAATTGCTACTGTAAAAGCAGTAGTAGCTGATGGGCCATCTTTAGGTGTACTTATACTTGGACAATGCACGTGAATTCCATATACCTGATTATATTTTGTATTATTATATTTCAAAATCAACTCTTCTTGTTTTTCAGGTTTGGTTAAATTCCAAGCATTAGTTAAACTAACACTAATAGATTGTTTCATAACATCTCCTAATGAACCCGTTAACGTTAAATCTAAAAATTTACTAGACGGCACAAAACTAATTTGTAATGGCAATACACCACCTTGTTTCATTTCATTTGCCCAAAGAGCATTAATTAATCCAACTTTGCTTTCAGTATGGATTTTATATATTTTAGCTTCTCTCTTATCTTTAAAATATGTATTTTTAATTGATTCTATAGTAATCTCAATAGGTATATCATTGGTTATGTAATTATTCTCATTATTCAATATTTCTAAATTAACCTCTCCAATAATTTCAAACAAAATTTCCTTTAATTTTCTCACTCCTGCTTCTAATGTATATTCTTGAATAATAAATTTTAAGGTTTCATTTGAAAAATATAACATATTTTCAAGACCAACATTCTTATAAATTTCCGGAAGTAAATGTTTATTACATATTACTATTTTATCTTCTAATGATAAATTATCAAATTTTATTCTATTTATACGATCTAACATAATTCTATCAATCAAAGTAACATCATTATATGATAAAATAAAAAGAACTTTTGATAAATCTAAATCTATTCCAGAAAAATACTTATCTTGAAAGCAATCATTTTGGGTAGGGTCTAATAAATGAGTTAATATACCTATTATTTCTTTACCGTGTTCAGTTTTAGACACTTTGTCTACTTCATCTATAAGAATAACTGGATTCATGCATTTTTTATCCATTAATATTTGTAAAATTTGTCCCCAAGTACTTCCAACATATGTATAAGAATGTCCGACTAATGAAGAAGAATTTGAATCTCCTCCTATAGCTATAAAAGAAAATGGCCTGCTATTTCCTGCTTCATCTTTTAAACAATTTGCAAGACCCTTCGCCAAAGACGTTTTACCTACCCCAGGTGGACCTTCAAATCCACAAGCAGTGCCTTTTTGTTCACCATTTATCCATTGTCCAATTATTCTCTCTATTTGTCTTTTAGCTTTATCGTGTCCATAAACAGATTGATTTAATGTAGTTGTAACATATTTCATATAATCATTTATTTGTTTAATATTTTTATTAATCGTAACTATTTGAGTATTTACTTCTGATAAGTTTTTAACTTGTTTTACATCTTTTACATTACAAAATAGTTTAAATTGTTCTATAGTTTCTTGCATTAAAGATTTGTTTTCTGGATTTTTGCAAAAATCAATATAATTTTCTATTTCTGTCTTTAGTTGAGATTTATTTAATGTATTATATTTTATTTTGTTATTATAATTATATTTTTTCAATAATTCATTAATTATATTAATGTTAGTGTATATCTTTTTTTTATCTCCGACAACCAAGTAATTCATTATTTTATTAATTATTTCAGAACTATCTTCTGTTTCTGAACTGTTAGTAATTATTTTAATATACTTTAAAATTTCAATAATAGTATACTTTTCTTTTAATGGTATTGATGGGAAAATTTTATCAAATTTATATTTTATATACATATCTTTAAAACTATTTCTAATAATATCCATTGTATGTAATATAGGTTCCTTTTTGTAAATATTAAATGGTATTTTTAATAATCCATCCAAATATTGGCGGGCTTTAGATCCTGAATCTTCAGATTTTGATTTTACTTCTTTTAATTTCATCATAGCCTTTTCTTTTACATTATCAGATGCCTTTAATAAGCATATTTGTTGTTCTAGAGGTATTTTATTAATATCAAAATTAGACAATTCATTTGTATATTGAACTGTTTTTTTCATAGCTTGTTTAAAACACTGTTTAATAGACCAAGGAAAACTATCAAATAATATAGTTTGTTCTTGAGTATCTATAGTACCATTTGAATCATTAGAGAGAAGATCATATAACAAATAAGCTAGATATTGGTTTTCATAATTATCAGAATTAATTAACAATTGTATTAATGTGTTACGTTTTGAATATATATCATCGGTTATAAATTCTTTAACAATTACAGACATCTGTTTTTGTTTTAAATTATTATGTTGACTTAAATATCCTGCATATTTATTATAAATATCTAAATGAGTATTGTGTATTAAATAATCCTTTAATGTCAAAGATGAAATATATTTTGCGAATGATTCTCCTTTAAATTCATTCTCTTCTGGTAAGTTATCTTTTATGTCTTTCTGTTTCACTGAAATATATTTATTATTTAATAAGTCTATTATAACATCGTCTATGTATCCATTAATCATTAAACTTTTTTTTAAAATATCACTATGTATAAATAATTTTAATCCGTATACTTTCATATGAAATTGTTTAAAATTATTTAAAACATCTTGACAATCTAGATTATTTAATTTTTCATCACTGGATTCGTTATTTGTCTTATTTTTTATAATTTCATCTTTTTTAGTAAAAACTTTATAACTTGTTGGATGAAAATATTTTTTTAATAATTCAAATTTAAAAATTTCTTTTTCATTGATAATTATTTTATTATTTACACCAAAACAAATTAACAATAAATCTTCTAAACTGTCGGTACCATAACTCTTAAACAAACTTGAAAAATCATTATTTATCAACTGTAAATTATTTATAAATTCATCCTTGTTTATTTGTAAATTCATACTTTCAGACAAGTCTCGTATTTTTTTACTTAATTCGCTTAATCGTTCTATACAAATATTAACTTCGTTAATTCCTAAAATATCAAAGGTTTTATTTTTTTGAACATGAATAATTGTTTTTTGAATGATATCTTTAAAAAAATCTAACTTTTTACCTGTTAAAATTGCAAAATCGTTATTATTTTTATTACTCATATCTTTTTTAAAACTCACATCATATAATTTATCTGTCATTCTATTTGTTATATATATATTAAATTAAATTAAGTTAATCGTTATCTCAATTATATATTTATAAATTATCTTATATAATTCATAATAAGTCATATAAATTTTTATAAAATATATTACCATTAACAATAATAAATTAATTATTAAGTAATTTATACTAGACTAATAAATATAATATAACATATTAAACATAGAATTTCTATTATTATAGAGAACTTAAATGGGAATACCTAGTTATTTTTCATATATTGTAAAAAATCATACAAAATTAATTAAAAAGTTAAGAGATAATAAAGTAATTGTAAATAATCTTTATCTGGATTGTAATTCTATTATTTATGATGCAGTCCACAATTTAGACTTTTCTAATATAGTTGAATCAGATATTGATACAATCATTAGATCAGTTTGTAACAAAATTGATGAATATATTTTAAATCTTAAACCTGATAATAATATTTTTATAGCGTTTGATGGTGTTGCACCTGTTGCTAAATTAGATCAGCAGCGTTCAAGAAGGTATAAATCTTTGTATCAAAATAAAATTTCTAAATCTATTTTTAAGGATACAAAACCAGATCCTTGGAATACTACTGCTATTACACCTGGTACTATATTTATGAACAAATTAAATGATAAAATAAGATGTGTTTTTAATAATACATCTAAATATAATGTTCAAAATATTATTTTATCCTTAAGTGATAAATATGGAGAAGGGGAGCATAAAATTTTTGAATTTATTAGAAAATTTCCTGAACAACATAAAAGTAAAAACACTATTATTTATGGTTTAGATGCAGATTTAATTATGCTTTCAATTAACCATCTTCCTATAAGTAATAATATTTATCTGTTTAGAGAAACACCTCATTTTATAAAATCAATTAGTTCAGAATTAGATCCAAATGAAAGTTATATAATTGATATTCCTGAATTAGCAAAATTAATAACACTAGATATGAATAATGGCGAAGAACTTAATACAAAGCAACAAAAAAATAGAATATACGATTATATTTTATTGTGTTTTTTCCTTGGAAATGATTTTATGCCACATTTTCCATCAGTTAATATAAGAACTGGCGGGATTGATAAAATGTTAAATGCATATAAAGCAACTATAGGTGGTACCAATGAGAATTTATATGATGGTAAACAAATTATTTGGAAAAATATTAGAAAATTGGTTCAATTTTTAGCAAATATGGAAGAAGAAAATATGAAATTGGAAGCAAAGTTAAGAGATAGACGGGAAAAAAATATATTACCAGATGAAACACCTGAAGAAAAGTATAATAAATTTGATTTAATACCTATTTATGAACGTAAAATTGAAAAATACATTAACCCTTATAAAGACGGGTGGAAGAATAGATATTATAAACAATTATTTAATATTGAAATTGATGAAGTAAGAAAAAAACAAATATGTTTAAATTATTTAGAAGGCATTGAATGGACTATGAAATATTATACTGTAGGATGTCCTGATTGGAGATGGTCATATAGTTATATGTATCCTCCTTTATTATCAGATTTGATTCATTATATTCCATATTTTAATACTGAATTCATATCAAATAATCCACCAAATCCTGTTTCTGAATTAGTTCAATTATGCTATGTATTACCTAAACAAAGCCTTACTCTATTACCAAGTAAATTATACAATAATTTAATTAGACATCATAGTGATTGGTATAGTACAGATTGTGAATTTATTTGGGCTTATTGTAGATATTTCTGGGAGTCACACGTAGTTCTTCCCAATATAGAAATTAATGAATTAGAATATTTCGTAAATAATAATAAATAATGATAATAAATAAATAATAATAATAAATAAATAATAATCATAATCATAAATAATCATAATAAATAAATAATAATCATAATCATAAATAATCATAATAAATAATTAAATAAATTTTAAATTATAATTTAGAGCAACGCGTATTTTAAATGCCGACTTTTTTAATTCTTATAAATTTTTAATGTTCTTCTTTTAGTATATTTCTTGTTATTCAATTTATTTTTATAGTAATCTTTATTATAAGCATAAATAAAATAGTTTTCATAATTGGTTGGTTTTATTTTATCTATTGATGATTTCACGCTTCCATCTAATGCTGTAAAAGTAGTTGGTTTATCCAATTTTATATAATGTTTCATTTGATTAAAAAACTGCTCTATGCTATTTAGTCTTGGATGATAAGGGCAAGTATAAACTAAATAATTTCCACTTTCTTTTATTATTTGTTTTGTGCTTTCTTTTTTATGTATTTGTCCGTTGTCTAAAACAAATAATTTGCCTTTTACTTT